AATTGCACTAGCATCTCCCACTGGGCAAATGATACGGATGTCGCCTTTACCGGGAGGAACAACAATATCCTGCATGGAATGATCCTTCTTCTTAACGGGAATGATGGGAGTGGGGTTGGAGAACCTGGGAATCCTATGGGTAGGATCTTGGAGAAGGAACGCCACTCGGTTGCGGAAGTCAATCATATTGATCCCAGCAGGATCGGGTTTGCGTCCCTTGGGGATACAGCATTCTTTGTGAGCAGTGCAGTGGTCAGCACCGCGACGACAGAAGAATAGAATAGAGGCTACGAGTCGAGGATAGGAGTCGAGTTGTTCTTGGGTCCAGATTCCGTCCCCGTCATCTTCAGCCTCAATTCCCAAGAATTCATCATTAAGGTCAAAGAATCCAGCCCACGCTGAAGCTCCGGCATGCCAAGCACATCCCGCAGCGACAACAAAGACTCCGCCATCTCTTGCAAGACCATAGTTAGCAAGTGGTCCTGCAAGTCCTGCTCTTCCGTTTGTGATAACCCCGAGGGATGGCATATTGCCTGTCTTAGGTCCCGCTGTATGGTGGCAGACAACCCCTTCGAGGACGCGCATTCCGCCATGACCTCTAGTCCTCCACCCTCCCACTTCAGTAACGGGATACCCTGTTAGTCTGGCTGCATCGACAAGCCAAGGAATGTAGATACTCATTCCTTTGCCTCGAATCGCATACGGACATAGACACCCTTAGTGGAATTGTCATCGGGTGCCGTAGGGTCCATGATTCGCTCGAAGAGATTGCTTTCCGCTTGAGCGAGAGTCTTGGGTGTTCCCTCAATGGGAGCATATTCTCTCGGGAGATGGAGTTCATCCAGAGAATCGATAGGAGGATGGATCGTCGAGTCGGGAATGCTTTCGACTACGTCATCGGGAGTCATTCCCCTATAGGCTTCAGACTGTCTATCCATAAAAGCTCCCCTAGAAATAGAAAGGCCCCGCATCTAAGCGGGGCCAGTCTATAGCAGAGGGTCAGTCAGGTAACCATATGTCTGTGAATGGTGACTGAATCTTCCTCACTACCACCATGTAACGAGTGAGATGTCTGGTGGCATCCATCTCATGCTTATGAGACTCCCCCGGAATCCACAAGCCGACTTGCTTGAGCATATCAGGAGTAATAAATCTCTTCGCCGAGGATGCCGTTCGATAATGAAATCGAGTGTTGGAGATTTCACAGAAGAGACGGAGTATCCCGATGTATTCTCGAGAGATCAACTCCACCTTCATCTTGGCAATGGGATTACCCTCGTCGTCCGTCAGGAGATGTTGACGGAATTCAAAGGACTCCCATGCGATGTCGGTATAATTGCCCGTCTGTAGATCACGCCACAATTGAGTGTGATGTTCATGCGGACCTAAGCTGTATCGATTGAATTTGATTTGTTCAATAGAAGTGAGTTGTTCACCTTCAGTGGTAGGTTCCCATTCAGCAGTGGCGACACCCGTTGTACCACCGGGATCATAAGCCACAATGCGGAAAGGGCAACCATCCCAGGTCCGATTAGGAATGGTCGCCCCCGGCTTACGCCGCATCTTCCTCATGAATTACGAATCGTCTTCGTCCTGATCGAATTCCAACTCTTCCTGATCCGCTGCATCGGCTTCGGCGATTGCAGTTCCATTAGCCCTACGCTCACGCTTCTGAGCAGTGCGAGACTTGTAATACACTGCATCCTCTCGCACATCGAGATCAAGACCGATTTCAGGGAGCGGAGGGTCCTCTTCGAGACCAGTCTTGTTAAGGTGAAGCTTTGCGCGATTCAGTTCCCGAAGGGTAGCCTGTGCATGCTCCTCGCCACTAACGGGAACCATCTGCCATTCGCCAGACTCGAACACTTCAGAGCTGCGAAGGACATCATCGAAATAACTAGGCTGACGCACTCGACCAGGAGTCTTACGGTCAGGCTGAAAATCCTTAGGTGCGGCGAAGGATTCGAAAGTGAAACGGGGGTCTACTCCCTGATCCTCGTCTGCTTCCTGGTCCGTTGCGGTGGTCACGGTGATCTCTTCCTCTCGATCAAGAGTAGCAACGTTTCCGGTTTCGGCAGCGCGCTTGCTCTTAGTTGACCTGGGCAAAATTCTTCCTTACTCGGATTTTGGGTGGCGGTGGTGGGGACAAGTCGAGTATATCTACGATTGATACAGAGTCAAGGATTAAAGCTCTGACCATCGTTTGCCGACCTTGGCGTCGGTCCGGAACGGAACGTAATGATCCGTATACTCTTCGGCTGTATCCACCATGATCCTATTCATTAATACTTTAACTTCATCAACCTCATCTGGACTTGCCTCTGCATAGAGGGCATCGTGAACGAGATTGACAATAAATACCCCTTCCTTGACACATCTAGAGGCTGCTTCCAAACCGATATCGCTAGCCGTTGATTGAGGCAGATATGCCATTGCCTCGTTCTCAACGTCGCGTTGGTTCGTTGGAGTAATGAGATAGAAGCGACGGTGTCTCCCGAATGGGTTAACCAAAGCCTGTCCGCTATGTATCCGCTGGACCACTTCTGCCTGGAATGCTTTAATCTTAGGGATCTTAGCATTGAACAAATCCATCTGCGATTGCGCCTGTGAAACCGACATATGGAAATCAGGATCGGCAGCGATACCCTCAGCGGTACGCCCGTACGATACACCGTAAGCGAACGTCTTAATGAGAGTGCGGATACCTATCTTATCTTTGTCAGACATCTCGGCAAAGCCAGGAATCATCTGAAGACAAAGCTCAGTGAACATATCCTTAGTAGGATCTGCAAAGAGGTCCCTTAGAGTCTCTTCCCCAGCTAGCCAGGTTAAGACCCTGAGTTCAGCTTGAGAATAATCCAGAGTGAGAAGAAGGCGAAGAGGATCTGAAACAAATTGCTCCTTAACCACTCCGACTCTAGGTATATTTTGCAGGTTCGGACCACGGGAAGAAAGACGCCCCGTAGTAGTACCATGAATAAGAAACGAAGTATGAATTCTACCGTCGAGAGTAGCCTTTGCGGCCGGGCCGGTGACATACGTACCCTTCAGCTTTGAAACCGCACGCACTTTCAAGAGAAGTCTAAGAACTTCCTTGACAGATTCGCTGACTCTCCTATCGTCGAGCATGAATTTGATATGAGCTTCATCGGTACTGTCAGTCTGAATACCCTGCTCTAATAGCCACTCGGTAACTTGCTTAGGAGAGCGAGGATTGAGCTGGGTTTCCTCATCCTTGACAATAACAAATGGAAGCTGAAGCTCAAGAGCTTCTATTTGCTCAGTGAGAGAAGCTTCTATCTCTTGGGATCTCTTCTGATCCCATCCCATACCATTAGATTCCACAATTGTAAGCATAGGAGAAACTGTTTGACAGAGCCAATTAAAGAAGCTGGTGAGACCCTTACGTTCAAGAAGATCACTAAAGTAAGAACGAAGTAGTCTCGTAGCGTGGACATCGAAGGCATTGTATTTGTAAAGTATATCCCTAGGGATGGCACCATAGCCCTCTTCCTTGGTAATGTATTCCTTGACTGCATCCTTCCAGTCAGGAGAGCCTAGGAGTTCCTGACCCATATAGTCGAGACCATGAATGCCGCCAACCTCATAGAGTGCATAGGAGGCTAGCATGGTGTCGAAGTGAAGAGGGAATGGATAGGTGTGACGTAGGAATTTCATGAGGACGCCAACGTCGTACTTGCCATTCTGCGCTATGACTCCACAAGCATAGAGCAGATTTATCATCATCTCCCTATTGACTATAGTATAGTCATCAGAGGTGACAGGGTCGGGACCAAAGCAGGAGTCAGCGAAGACGTAAACATGATGTTCATGAGATGCATCAGTAGGACCGATGCCGATACAAAGGACCCTACCGAACAGTCCGTCATCTCTGCCAAAGCTTGCATCTTTGTCCCGTCCTGATTCTGTATCGACGACAACGCCATACCCTTTGTTAAGGGTAATGATCTCTCGCATTAACTCATGAGCTATGCGTGGTTCGGTGATGACCTCATACGTAGGCTCATACCATAGAACAATTTGCTTCTTACGCACCGCTTTGACGATGTCACTCTGCATAAGAGGAAACATGCCATGGCTGCGAAGACAGAATGCGGGATGGAAAGTGTTAACTAACTCGATAGGGATAGAGTTCTCTAGTGCTACGAGCTTCGGTGGTCCTACCCTGAGCTTGGTAATGCCTTTCTTTGCGGTAGCCTTCGGTAGGAATGGTGCGGAGGCAGAGTTGCCCATAGCTACTACGGTATGGATACCGGCATCTTCTAGCTCAGCTATGAGACGTGGCCTGCAAGCGTCAATTGCTTCCGCAGGAAGCTTCTTCATACTATCCGGGTAATGGCAACTACAGGCATTGGTGAGTAAGATATCACTACGACCCAGTCCATGCTGAGAGAGGACAGCATTAAGAAGTTGACCAGAGGCTCCCACAAAGGGTTGTCCGACTCGAATCTCATTACGAGCTGGTGCCTCCCCGACAAAAGCCATGCCTGAGTGATGAGTTGGATCACTAGGGAACTTTGAAGGGACGTACCTACCGCGACGTCCCAATGGACATCGCTCACATTCAGCGAGAGGATGTTTTCTTTCTTCGATGGTAAGTGGTGCACTGTTCAACCCCATTCTCTTCAGAACAGGTTTACTAGAATTAGTCGTCGTCTCTGTTGAATCGCTTGCGTTTGGGTGGGGGGACTCTGATAGGGGCGGATCTCCCTTCCGTCTCATCTTCGACAATGTAAGACTTCTCCTTATTACGACTGGCTGCTATCTTCTGGACGTCGGGAGAGTAGTAGTGTATGTCTGTTCCCTTCCTACTCTTGGGATTCGGGAATGGGTCTATCAGTATCATCTTCCTAGCCATGAGAGTTTCCTCAACGTCAGGCATCTCATGCTTACGAAGACGGAACTTCTGCATTATCTCAGTTTGAGTCACTGAGTGGGGGTGCTGTGCCTTTACCCACACTGCGATTTTATCACAGCGCTTCTCCCATACGGTCAGGTGAGGTTGCTGCTCAATAGCTAGAGCGAAATCGCTTACAGTAGTCAGCCACTCTTCACCGAGGTAGATAGCCTTAGTGAGGTCTTCCTCTGTAATCTTATCTCGTAGGTCTGCTCCGCACAGTAGGATAGCTACCTTGAGAATGGAGTTCTTTAAGCGGTCGTAGAGAGGACCATAGAGATTAGGGTCTGATGATTGTGCGCCTAAGAGTCGGGAGTCCTCTTCTAACTCTTGGAGACGCTGCCAAAACTCTGGTGTTCCTTGCAACCTGACATGCTTAGGCTTCGGTGCTGCTGTAAGCTTAGTGATTCCTGCCACTGTAATAGAGGGAGGAGGATCTTCACTCTTCTCAGGCTCATTATAGTAGTGGTGAATCCTCCACAGTAGAGACACCATCCTGTCACGAGGAGACTCTTCTCCGAGGAGTGGCATAATCTCTTCGTCAGATGGTGGACCGATAGGTCTCATCTGTTCGGGAGTGGTAGTCCCTGTGACAAAGATAAAACGGGGAAGGAAGCCGGAACGGATGTGATCCATTCCGACAATCTCTTGCATGCGTGAGAGAATCCCACCTGACATGATGACCAGGTAAGGGTTATTGATTTCTATCTTCTCTCGACGGAGCATCCTGACTTCTGGCTGTCCATCATAGAGTCGCGTGAATCCTTCGAGGAGTCCTGACATATACTCCTTGTGAATGACTGACGACATAAACCCTGTGATCTCATCACGATGAAAGACGGAAATCTTGCCATCCCTAACGCCCAGCTCGGTCAACAGGCCCTCTGGTGAGCCGTCGGTGGCCAGGAGGTAGTCCTCCATGACATCGTCAAGTAAACGTCTGCCTATATCTAGGGACGTACTCTTGCGCGTCAGGGTGGTGCCTGCGAGGATCATTACCCATATGTTAGGGACAAACACCCCAAAGCTGGTGCGCAGGCTGATGTGAGGAGTCATCACCGTGGATAGGATGGATGCTCCGATTGCTCTATGGTATTGTACGGGAGCATCCGTAAGAGTAGCTGCCCACTCGGTGTAGGCGTCCACGAATGATACCGGGAGATCGTTTTCAGGCGGGTCTTTTGCACGCAGAAATGTCACCACCCTTAGGACTCCCCTTCTTCTTAAGAGAACAGAACGGGGAGACCCCCGATGAAGGAGCCTCCCCGCCTAGCCTAGTGGCTATTCAGATTCACACCTTAGCCTCTTCAGTTGCATCAGAGGTTGGGGTGTCTTCCTTGGCCTTTGCCTTGGCCTTGGACTTTGTAGCTTCAGGTGCAGGAACGTCGGCGGGCCTTTCTTCCGCCAACTGAAGGAAGTTGGCAACCCTGTTACGTCCCTTGTATTCCTTACCAGACTTGCGGTCCTTCTTTGCAGGCTGAACGGTCAGGTCAAGGATCAGACGATTCCCAACCATGACCTCGGGGTAGACTTCCAATTCGCCACTGGTGTCATACCAGCATGCGTCGAGAAGATCCCTCAACCTCCACATTGAGCCTTCGACGATAACCATATTGTCGAAAATCCGACGACCTTCGACCTTGAGATCAGTCGACTCTGATTGCCTGGTTTCAGGGTTACGGACCCTTGCACCCTCGATTTCAGTGTCACCCTTATCGGTGGACTCGATGGTGAATTCCCAGTTAATCATGAGAGCGCCAGAGTTTTCGGCTTCATCCGAGGCAAAGCTCTTGGAGAAGTCGGTGATCTCCGCAATGTACTTACCGGGAGGAAGGAGGTAGAAGACCTTCTTTTCGGGGACTCCCGCGAAGTTTACGCGGATAGGTCCATCCTCATCGCTATCGATGTCGGGATCGTATTCACTCATTGTTTGTCTCCGAGTTCATCATTTAATGGTTGTTGTGGTCATGCCTTCTTGCGCATCATCTTCGGACCCTCATCTGTTCCCCCTGTGGGTGCTCCAACGATTGACGTTGTGGCACCTGACAGATCAAGCACAGACTTGTTGGGAGTACGAATCATGACGTCGTACAGACCTTCCATTGTCGGATTCTTAATTGACCCTGGAACACCAGGAATCCGACACTTGGCCGTATACGTTTCATCTCTATCCGTCATGATGAAACGTATATTGGCCTTTCCTACGCGCTTCACATACATATAGAGAACGATGTTGAAGAACGCGGGAGCTTCCGAGCGTAGCTTCTGACCGGTAAAGTCTGGTCTGATAACTGTTCGAGGATTCTCTTTCGTCGAACTAGGATGAGGTTCCGAGTAGGTATGAGCTGTGAAAATAGTGTTCATCCTCAGGTCTCGAAACCCTCGGAACATTCTCCTCATCTGTGCAGTGGTTTCGTTCCACTCCTCAAACTTGGGAAGTTTAGCATCGATATCTACCTTGCCATCATAGCCAAGTAGATGACCGATATTCACAGCCTGCGCTTCAGAAGCGGTATCCATGACGACTGTTTTGAAGGGGTGCTTACCTCTCCACAAGTAATCATAGATATCTTGAACGTCTCCCCATTTCAGAGGATCTGCTCCTTCACCAGGAAGAGTCTCAATGTTGTTGAGTGCGTCATCCCCCAAGTGATCGAGTACAGTTGTTCCCTCCTCAAAATCAAGGAAGAGAACAGGGCACATCTCGGGAACTAGTGCCGCCATTCCTGCGAGTAGAGTCTTTCCACATCCACTATCCCCATAGATTAGGGTATTGAAATATGGAGTCCTCTT